ATTTTCGATATCGTTCACCAACTTAGGTGAACCTACCGGACCAGCAGGAGGCTTGTCATACCACTCCACCCATTTATCATAAAGATACTCAGCAAGTTTTTTCTGAGATCCCGTAATAAGGATAGTGTGTGGCCGTTGGAGTTTAGGATCTGACGTTATCGTCGAACCAGGTGGGGGGTGAAGACCCAAACCACCTAGTTCAGGAGCAATGAAGTAATTGAGTTGGACACCACGGTGACTACTACAAGCTTCAAGTTCAAAACGATTGATCGCCAAAAACCTCTGCGAAGCTCTCTTTCGATTGAGAGCACCTTCGACACAAGGATTGTGAAGAAGATAAACAGGTTTCGCAGCCTCATCCTCTCTAGCACCGACTTTAGATTGCCCATAGAGCAAGCCAGTGTTAAAGAATGGAATCTTTTCAGGAAGACGAGCACGTTGGCCCGCACTGAAAAGCTGTGAATTGATAGTAAAGAATTTAGGATGTAAAAAATTCTTACCAGGGGAAGGTACGAAACCTGCTTCATGCAAGTTATCATACCACATCCTGTACTTATCGTACTCCGTACGAAAAAGTATATCATCACCATTGACTAATGCCTTGAGCTGACGGAAGTTAATTACTTCCGGCTCGACAGTATGCCAATAGTGAGCAAGGTTAATAGCACAGAGTATGGGGAAGGATAAAACCGAACCCATAAGCTGACCATTGACCTGCATAACAGGAGGAAGATCTCCACCATCAGGACCCGAACGTTTAGGATAGTGTATCTCGTGTTCATAGAGCACGCGCCGGACACTTTCGTTATAATTGTCCCCTAGATCAATCTCTTCGAGAATGATTTCGAACGCCATCTTAGTAAGTTGGATTTTGATAAGATCCGTTGCTCCGGAGTAATCTCCAGAGACCCAAAGGCCGAACGGTGACTTCTCAGTCAACCACTCAACTGCCCTTAGGTGAGTTACGGGCTCGCCAATTAATGAAAATTGGTTAGAGCGCTTCAGATGGCCATGCATGGCTTTCTGGAGCCCACCCGCGATAGCATATGCAAACGCATTGCCTTTCGTGATGGTTCGTACCTTCAACGGTTCACATACTGGATATACTTTGGCTTGGCAGCCGCCGTATAGTCCTTGTGCGAGATTGGATTTCACTCTCCTCTCTTCGCCAAGAACGAAATCCTCGATAGAGACGGGCGCAAAGCCACGATCCTCCATCAGACCCGTAACCGGGTCATAGGACATCTTCAGTAATTCATCATTGGACACCAGCCCCTCTTGGATATGATCGTCCAAGAGGTATCCCTTTGCACCGCCCTCGTCACGCCCGTTCTCCCAACATGCGTTGGTTGAATATTCGTGTACGGAGAGTACTCGATCGGCTTTTAAGCCTTTCCAGATACTCTTCAACTTCGCCCTGATTGAGGCGAGGTAGGAAGGTGTAGAGGGTCCAGAGGGGGTCTCCATCGTCTTACGGTGCTTTTGAAGCGCCTTATTGACGAAGGAGTCTGGAACAACTTCGGCTGCTCTCTTAACTTGAGAAAGCGACCAAAATAAGTGCTGATTGCGCTTGGTGACAGAAATCAATCTGCTCTTCAAGAACTTTGCAACACTACCCCGAAACAGGAGTGGGTTCCGAGCAGGGATGCTCGGAGCCTCAGGTAGTACCTGGGAAATGACTCTCCCACGGTACACGCCCGTCAAACTCCTTGCGTGAAGATCCTGCGTGTGATATTTAAGGAGACTAATAAAGTCACCATAATGTTCCAACGCGAGAAATTCCCGCAATCCACTCAACAACGACTCCAGTGAATGCCTAGCGAGATAGCGATCTTGATGATCGCTGAAAATCTCGAGCATGGCCGCAGTTACCTGCAACGCCGAAGTAGTATGTTGGGGCCAAGAGGACGCGTGAAAGCCTAGACTGCTCTGCCATTTATAATGGTCAGAAGCCCGTCCAGACTTGATCACACAAGTCCCCTTGTCCCTCCGCTGAACAATCCACCCTCCAGCCTCTGCGATAGCTTTACAGCATTCGTAGCGACTGTCCGCAACGGCAGGTTTGCCGATGCAGGAGAGGGGTACCAGGATTGAACTGTGCGCACCCCGTGCGCGCAGGAGCCTAGACAACAGATTAAGACAGTACAGAAGGTGAGAACCTTCAGAGTGCTGTTTAGC